CTTATTGTTTGCCATAAACTTGGTGTATAATTTATCACCACGTTTACCAAGCAATAAAGAATTGCCCATATAATCGATAGACTCACCGATTGCTTTACGTTTTATATCAAATTCTTCAAAATCAGAAATAATAGTTTCGTAATCAACAATCAGTGGAGAAACATCAGCAACGTTCAGCATAATATTTTTAACTTCAATTCCAGAGTCATTGTTATAGTTGGCATTAATATTTTGACTTAATGCTTCATCAGTTTTAGATTTAACATCATCATCGCCAGCACCTTTAATATCACTCACACCATCAAAGTCTTCATCATCAGTATCACCTTCATCACCCTGAGTATCAGACTCTAAACCATCAATTGATTCAGACTCACCTTCAATTCTTTCATCACCAAACTCATCATTGTCAAATTCGTCATCATCGTCATCTCCATCACCGAACTCATGCTCCATTTCTTGGGCAAGTTCATCTTCCTCTTCTTTTTTCAGTTTAGCATACTCATACAAACGAGTTGAAACATCAACAACATCATCCCAAGTTTCAAGTTTTTCCATCTCATCAACCCAAACTTGTTCATCTTTTTCAATACGAACACCAGCAGATTTACCTGCTTTAAATAAAGTATTCAGACGGTCAATTATCGGATAAGTATTAATTTTTTCAATGTCACCACCGAAGAAACCGTCAGCAACCATTTTCTTATAAGATATAACAAACGAACGACGCAATCCAGGATAACGACGTTGAATTAGTTTTTCAATACGAGCATCTTCAACAACGTTCAAGAACGATTTGAAACCTGCACCCATATCTTTGTTTTTGAGTTCTTTTTCCCAACCCTCAAATGGGGTATAAAGGGCATGACCAACCTCGTGACCAGTTAAGTGGTCATAAGTTTCATCAATCATATCGTTCCAGACTGGTAAAGTCAGGACACGGCTCTTAACGTCAAATGACGCAGTCTTTGCATTAGCATGCAATACGGTAACATCTTCCGTAGCAAGTAATTTCGCAAGTAAATCTTTTTTATTCATAGTATAAACTCCTTTTCAATCAATCAACACCATCTATTATACCCTAATTTTGGTAAAAGTCAAGCGTTTTATCACTTTTATTCCCACGTTTATTTTAGGGTTATTCAACAACTTCCCAACCCTGAGCAGCAAAGAATGCTTTCCCATGGTCAGTAACTTTTTCCTTTTCATCATCAACAATCACCTCATTTTTGTACTCGTCGGTAATCACATCAAGGTAATCAAAGAAATCATCAACGATTGCCTTAGCACCCATAAAGTTATCAATTTTTCTTACGTTTTTCATATTTTACTTACTCCTTTAACTCAATCTATACTTATATTATACCCTATCGAGCGCAGAAAGGTAGAAGAATAACACCTTATTTTTATGGGTATATCAGAAAAAACTAGATAAGTCGTTAGGTTCGTCTACAACTCTTTTGGGGATATCTATGGGGTATTGTTTATTTTTCACGCAGTCTAATATAATTTCTAGAGCATTGCTAGAATCTTTAGCATTGACCACGTTCATATTATTTTTAAGAACGATATTATTAACTCTCGTCTTAATACTTTTTATCTGTCTATCGGTTTGCGAAGATTCTCTTAACTTTCTACCTTTAGAACCATCACCAATAATACGAACTATTAGAGGATTTGCTTTCTCTATATATTTGCTATTAGTAAACCTATCACCCTCTGCTATGATTATTTTATCCTTACCATGTTCTAACAATTCATCTACGTCGGACATAACTGCCATCGATAATTTATCCGTTCCTTGAAATAAAGAACCGTCATATATTCCCATAAGCATAACATCGTCATTGTGGTGATAACGTATCAATCCGACTTTGTCTTGTTTGTCTAAATTTAACTTTTCTATTAGATTCGAACATACCCAAGTCTTACCAGTACCACATTCACCTATCACTAAAATATTCATCTTTCATCCTCGTATTATCATTATAATCATTCTTAAAGCAATCCCACTCTTCATCCATCATTATGGGCTGACCAGTCAATCTATAATGATTTTGCTTTTCGGGCTTCAACCCTATATCAGATGGGTTATCTTCTATCCTCAAATGTTCTGGTAGGTATTTCTTTCTAGCATCCCAAAACATTTCAAACGATTCTTCCCATCTTGCTTCAGCATATTTAATTCTATCATAGAACATATCATTATACGCATTTGGGTATCTTCTATTTTTACGATGCCAACCTTTATAATTACACAACGTACTTTCTAAAGTGAAGTATGACACCCAAGGATCGTCTATCCTTTCTTTGGCTTCATTCAATAGAGTTTCCCCCTCTACTTTCAACCACTCAATAAATTCTTTAGAGTATTTTACATCGTTCTTATTCCAATCGTAATCATCTCTACCTAATACTTTACATAGACCATTCCTATGAGATTTTGACCCACTAATATCTTCTAAAAATAAATTATCACAATCTACATCTAACCCCGCAATCCACAAATACTCGATATAAGAGAAAGTTGATAATCTACCAAACGAGTAAAAATTGTTCAATATATGTTCCCACAGGTTTCTAAAGTTCTCATACTTATCGCCAGTCATAAATTTATTAAAAAAATCTACTTGAGAATCCCCAACCTGCTTCTTATATTCTTCAATACATTTTTCAAACACATTCTTATGATATCTTCTATCCGTATCCCATCCGATGAGTTTATAATTTTCTCTAAACCATTGAGTAAACTCATCCATATTTAACGAGTGTAAATCTGGGAACTTCTTAAAAATTAGATATGTGCTCACCACGTTTTGAGAACAACCGTTGATGAATACGAACCACAACTTTTGCTCCTCACTCATATTCAATTCTTCAAATATGTGGGGGAACATATAATAGATTGCTCCAGGATGTGCCTTATACTTTAAATGATATTCATAAAATCTTAAGAACACTTCTCTACGATAGCATGGATCTCTAAAGTCCATACCATATTTTAAATCTGTTATTTCATTTTCGCAATATCGTTTCATAGTTTTGGCTCATTTCCTACTATCCAAAATAGTGATTTATCATTCCAATATGGTTTCATCTCTTCGGGATTTTCTTCAATCCAATTCATTATCTTACCCTCATATCTAGGATGAAAATCTATATTACCCCATCTATATGGCATCATGTCTGAATACTCGCAATAACCCATAGCATTCAAATTAAAAAGTTCTACCTTAACCCCATCATTTTTCTCCTCTAAAAACGACAAAATATCAGCACTGTCACTAAACGTTGAGAAATCAAAATTAGAATTTATATTTCTATTAATTACTCTACCGATAGTTTCTAATCTATGCGGAATATATTGTAGGTTATAACTACCATTATTACCAATGCCAAACATCACTATGGTCTTTAACGACTTTGGCATATTCATTGCTAAACCATATAATACAGAAACTACTGAATTAGCACTACCGACTGGAATTAAAAGAGTTTCTATATCATCAGGGATATTTTCAGTTTGACGACTTCCTATTTTATGAAATGCCTCAATCCTTTGAGGAGGATTAAGTTTTTCGTCTACTGTAATATTAGTTTCAAGAACTTCATAATTATCTAATTCTTTTGCTAACTTAAATGATATAGACTGTAATGCCCTTGCATAACCAATCTTAGTTTTATGAAATGTGGCTCCAAACTCTTCTGCCATTGCCAAATTACTATGCGTCTTAACATCTTTAGCAGGAGTTGCTATTAGGGATTCTATACCATAATGCTTACATATAGCAGAGATGAATGGGTGTTGGGGAGATCCTACAACAGACCCAGATACTACTCCGTTGATATTTTTATCTTTGACCCAAGAATCTACTAACCATAAACACTGTCGCATTTTAGATCCGTTAATATTTCCATAACCTAGAGGTGCGAATTTGTCCTCACGTTTAAATCTAATACCTTTAACTTCTTCTATGGGTGTAGGCACAAATAGGTAATCTTCCCAATGTACCTTATCCCTATCGAACGATTGAATATCGAATATCGTTTCCACTAGAAGAAACTTTCTAGATTAGTTTTAACCTCAAGTGCTTCTGGATGATAATCCTCTAACCATTCAAGACCTTTCGGTTCTTTTCTAACATAATCATACCACTCTTGGCTTGTCCACATAGATGGAGATACTCCATTCCAGAACGGTCTCCAAAACTCATGCTCTTCATTTTTTCTACGGTCATCTACGAACTGTTTTCTTAATGCTTCATAATCCCAAGAACCTAGACCATCCATATCCTCACGGTAATAGAAAATTAAACTCATACGTAACATATCGTCAATGCCAGTATCTGGTGCTTCAATAGGTGTGTTACCGTGGATAACTCTCATATTGTCAATCAGTAATAAGTCTCCTGGACGAATATTAATCGCAGCACGTACTTCTGGTGCTACAAGATAACCACCGTTCCAACTCTTACCATCTTTAGTAATTACTGTTAGGTTAGAGAACCCTTCGTTCAAAGAACCTGCGTCACGATGGCATGCCATACGAGCATTTCTGTCATGAGTAGTTGTGTTTACTGTAATTGTAGTAAACGTAGTATCTTCGCCAATTAAGAATTTAGGATCGAGTCTATCTGCGAATTCTTGTTGTACACCATAACGTTTAGGGAGCAATTTTTTAAATTCACTATCTAATTTTCTAGCAAACGGATAACACTTCTCAAATTGTTCTCTATTATGTTCAGTATGAGCAGTTGCTCTGCCGTATGGAATGCGAGGATATCTGCCATAAAACCCAGAGATACCAGACCATAAAGGTGAAGCATAAGATGTTGATGAAATATAATCCTTACGAAGTTTCCTAGCATATTCCGTCGCTTCTTCAACAGACATAGAGTTTAACCGTTCCATAGCAACATCAAAGAATCCAGTGTACACACCAAACTCTCCTTCAATTTTACTTCTCAACCAAACCTCTCCTCGAGTTTCATATGCTTCTGCCTTATGCTCTTCGATTAATGCATCGATTGGGTCTTCACCATCAACTCTACGTGGTTGCCCTCTCTCGTAAAACGACAATACGTCTTGTTGGAAAGGTTTTACCCATTCACGGTTTCCAGACTTTTCTACCCTCGGCCCAGCAGCCATGCCTCTATTATTAGATTCTGCAGCAGCGTCGTATAACCCCTCAAAAGCGCCTTCTTGCTCTTCTTTAGTGAATACGTTCTTGCGGAATTTAAAAGCAATACGACTTTCATCCATACACTTCAAGCAGACATTATCACAATCCTGCTGTTGCGTCATATCACACTCGGGAGGAAGATACACATCAGCATCGTTATCAATTAATACATCGTAGAACGACTCGTCTACATACTTGCCTAATAGTTTATCTTGGTCTATCATAAACTTTGCAATGAATACGTCTTGCCCCTCATCACCTTTATACTTTTGCCAAGTGTTACCACCGATTGTGATTTCTTCCATATATACTCCTAAATTAATTTTTTCTTCCATCATATTATTATACTATAAACCCACCTAAATGTCAAGTTTATTACAAATTCTTTTATTATTGTAATATGATATATTGTAAATATAATCGTTGCATATTGGGTGGTAGAAGGAGCCCTAAAAGGATATTTTAGTCAGAATTTAGACTTTGTATTATACCTTTAATATCATCCTCTGTACTATATTTAGACAAAGTTAGATTTACATTTTCATTAGTTGGTGGAACGAACATTTGATTAGTATCTTCAAATCTCCCCTCCGTAATGGTGTTCATCCAAATGACATAATCTGCGTCTATCTTTTTACGACACTCGGGGAAAGGGCATATGAAATCCATAACAATATATTTGGTGCATGCCTTTCTGGATAACATATACATTCTTTCTACTTGACGGACTCTACCCTCTTCACTAAAATCCCAGTCGTCATATTCCTTACGAATAGCATCGGCATTTAAATGTGTGGCACCAAGTTTATTTGCGAGTTTAGTAGCAAGGGTCGTTTTACCAGATCCAGGCAAACCCATTACTAATATTCTCATCTTCTATCCAATTTTGTTTTGTTTCGTTTTGCTTGGTCTAGGTGGAATTTAGATGCTTTGTTCATAAACACCTCACCTTGTAAATGATCAAACTCATGCTGGAACGCACGAGCAGTAAACCCATCAAACTTAATTGTATCTACCTTACCATCATGCCCAGAGAACCTTGCCTTAATAGCATTAGAACGTTTAACCTTTAAGAATAAGTTAGGGAATGATAAACAACCCTCTTCACCCAAAGTAATTGCGTTTGAGTAATCTACAATCGATGGATTGAATACTGAGAAAATGCTCTCGGGTATATGTGGGTTGCCAATCACAAAAACACTATAAGGAATGCCTACTTGATTTGCTGCCAGTCCTAAACCATTATGGGCAATCATCGTATCACGCAGATACTCAAATAGTACAGTTGGATCCATAGGTGGATTGTTAAAGTCAAACCGTTTGGTGGGTTCTCTTAATACCTTATCATCCAATTTCATTATCATTTCATATTCACTCATGATAGTATTTCTCCATCTTCAAAAACTATTAAGTGTATATTTCCTGCCATAGAAACTCTAGTGTTATCAGAATAGAACGGATATACTTGATGAATTTGACTAGCATTGAATATAAAAAAATCATTAGTCTTAGGGTTTAATGCCATTAAATCATCAGTCCTACTAGAGAAAAATTGAATTAATCCCCTACTCCTAGAATTAGATTCTTGTTCATAACATTCATTCCGTATTTCTTCTGGTATGTCTAAGTACCAAACAAAAGAATATAATCCAGAATGATTGTGAGATGGGTTATGCTCATTCTTCTTTTGATAATTAACCCATAAGTCATTCGACCCTAATTCTTTATGATAGAAGGAAATGTCTACAACCTTTCTCATAAATATATTTGATAAGTGCTCGCACATGAATTCTTTTATTTCATCGTGACTAGGGTTGGGGTTGTTATATTCTTCTGATAAATCTCCTGCTAGATTTTTTAGATAGGGGGTTTCCCTCTTTCTAATATCATCCCAATTTTTCAATATAGATTTAGAAAAACTATCTTCTGCCTTTGCATGATATACCTTATCATCAAAATCAGTAAAATACGCAAATTGATAAAACCCAAAACCATCATCATCTTCCCACAACTCAGGAATCAATACTATATTATCTAACCGTTCTTTATTTTCCTTATTCATCATACTATCCTACTAAAGTTTTTAATTTTTTGAAATTCAATCTTACTTCTAAATTTATCGATCAGAACATCGCCTTTATGCGAGATGACGAATACGTTTGTTTCATCACCAAGGTCGTGTAGCAGTTTTAAAAATTCATCGCAACCAGTTGAGTCAAGGGAAGCGTCAAATACTTCGTCTAGGATTAATAAATTAGTATTGATAGAGTTCTTCATCTTAGCGATCGCTCTCCAAGTGAACAATAATGCTAAATCTACACGCATCTTTTCCCCCTCACTAAAATTCGCATATGAAAATACATCACGATATCTAGATTTAATAGTCTCATTAAACTCTTCATCTAATTCAAAATTCACGAAGAATTCTAAGGATGCTAGATATTTATTAATCAACCTATTCATAATAGGAATATATTGACGAATAATTTTCTTCTTAATACCCCCATCCTTTAGCATATCATTAGCAAAACTCAATAACTCTTTATCGATAGAAAGGGTTTCCTTTTCTTCATTATTAGTATTTGCCTGCTCGATAAGTTCTGATATTTTACTTTCAACATTACTATCTTCTTTATTTTTAGATTGTAACGTTCTAATTCTTGTATTAGCAGACTTACCATTATTCCTCATATACTTCATTTCAGTTTGGTGGTCACGAACCCTTAACTGGCTGTTTTGAATTTCCGATTGAATAGTATCTATCTTAGTAATCTCATTGGTTAGTTTTTCTTGTTCCCCAACTAATATATTGATAGCATTTTCAGTTTCGTCTATGCTCTTCTGAGCAATATCGATCTTGTCTGCCTTAATTTTTAAATCAAGTATCTGCTCGCATGTAGGGCAGTTATCATTCTTCTCAAAGAACACTTTACGTTTAGTGTTGTTATGAGTTTTATCATGTAGTTTTTGTAAAAGGTCTGATATCTTAGCAGACTTGGTCTTAACTTTTGCCTCATGCCCCACTTGGTCTAATAATTTTTCTATCTTATCGCCCAACTGATAACATTCACTCTCTGACGTATTATAAGATATTTCATATCCTTTACGTTCTGATATAATCAAATCAATTTGTTCATTGACATCTTGTTTAAGTTGATTTAGGTAGTCATTTTGAATTTGTAATTTTTCTTCATTCAACTCAATCGCTTTATCAACTTCAGATATGTCTTGTTTATTTTTAGATATTCTTTCTTTCAATAATACATTCATATTAGAAAAGATTTGAATGTCAAGTAAATCCTCAATAATAATTCTTCTATCATAAGACTTCAATTGCATGAACGGTGTGAATGATGCATTACCCAGCACTACGATTTGGGTAAACGATTTAAAGTTCAATTTGAGAATACTATCCTCTAATTGTTTTTGATAATCCCTTGCATTTCCTGGCTGCGGTAATAATATACCCGCTTTGTAGATTTCAAATATATCTGGTTTAATTCCTCTCTTAACTTGATAGTCAATATTGCCTACTTTAAAATCAATTTCGACAAGAGTATCTTTCTTATTAATAGAATTTATTAGTTGGTCTTTCTTAATAGTTCTGAAAGGTTTGTTGAATAGCACAAAGCATAGTGCGTCGATGAAAGAACTCTTACCTGCTCCATTTTCACCAACCACGATGGTATTTGGCGAACGGTCAAATTGTATTTCGGTAAAGATATTACCTGTTGACAATATGTTTTTGTATTTCAATTTCGAAAAATGTATCATAATATAATTATACCCTAAATCCCCCAAAAAGTCAAGTTATACTTCCATATGGATTGCTTCGGAATACAACTCACGCATCAAATGGTCTAGTTTAACTTTAGGTATCGTATCAGGCATCGTGTTAATATAATTAGACATAATAGTGATTGTATCTTCTGCCTCATTAATAATATCATCGTCTGCCTCTAAATCTAGATTAAGGTGGTCATCTACAATTTGAATATGAATAGGGTTTGTCTTATAAAGTTTGTCCATAAACAAATCAAACCAATATGGGTTATCGTTTGTTTGTCTGATGACTTTCACGTAGGCATTCGTATAAGAATCAAAATCAAAGTCTAGGATTTCCTCTACAGTTTTATTATCGTCTGAATAAAATATCTTCTTGAATATCGAAACTGGATTGCGTACAAATTCAATTTCCCTTGTATCAGTGTCGTAGATATGAAAACCTTTAGCATCGTTGAAGTCTGCCCAAGTTAATTCATATGGGCAACCTAGATACTCAATGTTCTTAGTAGTAGACTTGTGATGGAAATGACCAGAACATACCAAGTCAAACTTATCGAAGTCTGAAACTTTCATACCGTGGGGATTAGGCATACCCACGTTCATTAAGCAACCAGCAATCTCTAGATGACCAAACATAACTTGAGCAGGAGTTTTATCCATAGCATCGATTGCTACGTCATAATTCTGCTTATTAATCCAAGGCATCAGTAATATGTCGTGACCATCAAACGTTAGGGTCGTTGGTTCTGAATACGATTTAACATGAGTACCATCGAACAACTCATTCATAGAATTAACTTCGTTGGTATTTTTAAAGGGTACATCATGGTTGCCTACAATAACGTGCAAGTTAATATTCTTTTCTTCGCACACATCAACAAAGATATCCTTCATCTTTCTCAACGTAACGTAGTTGATATACTTACGTCTGTCTACAATATCACCTAAGTGAATAACCGTATCAATATTTCTCTTTTCTAATTCGGGGAAGAATTGTTTAGTATAGAAGTCTTCAAAGTAGTCGTGAAAATGCGAACTGTCCGATCTAGTCCCCCAGTGAGTGTCAGTTATTAAAGCCAAACGCATATTATTTAACAACCTTTTTCATTTTTGCTTTCTCAAAATTTTGAATAAACTCACTTTGATATTCTTGAGCACAATCACTCGATTTAATACTTGAGTCAAAATTGCCACTAATATCGTGTCCTTGGGCATCGGCAGTTTCACCCATAAGGTTTGCGTTCTCAGTTGCTTTAAACTTAGTGTACAAATACTTTTTCTCTTTTTGAATACGTCTTAGGAATGCATAGTAAATAATTTGAGTGAAGTATGCGAATGGGTTTTGTGTTTTATCTGGGTTGAAGTTGTGCATATACCGTAAACAGTTCTCAATGCCGTCACCAATCATATCCTCTCTAAACGTGTAGTTGATAAAGTTTGGTTTGAATGATAACCTATTAGCAATCAGTGAGATACACTCAGCAATATAATCTGGTACTTTAGGTTTTTCTTTATTATTATCCTCAGCTAACTGAATCGATTTTTGATACTCTACCATTGCTGCATAGAAGTCTGGGTTATTTACATAATTTTTCTTTTTTGCCATAATATTTCCTTTAATGAATACTTGTGTTTGCTACTTTTAAAATTTCTCGCATAACCTTTGCTCTTACATCATCAGTTATCTCTGTTCTAGTTTGTAATTCTTTCATCGAATCTAGATAGTAATTAATCATTTCATTGGGTGCTTGTTGCATTGCTATAATATGCTCACTCCTAATATCAATGGTAGTTTCTTCCCCAAATAATGGAATCCACATAGACGTAAACATATTCATTTTACCTACGGAAAGATCCTCAGACATTTTTAATTGTAGTGGGTTTAAAATTTCTAGGTTATAAGTTTCTTCATCATAACCTAACACATCTGCTAATACTGTCTCACCGCTTGAAAGTTTGATAATACTAATTGCCATAGTTCAATTTTATGTTGTAAAGGGAATAATCAAATTCCTCTTGGTTATACATTTTAACTCTAACAGCAAAATGCTTTAACGTATGATTATGATAAGACTTCCAACTTAGGTCGTCTGATATGTCATACAACGTTGCTTTGTCTTTATTGTCACCTTTTCTTAATACTCGTCCAATAGATTGTAGGTTTCTAATCTTACTTTTACTCGGACTAGCAAATATAATGTTGTGTAAATTCTTAATGTTAATACCAGTAGAAAATGTTCCATACGATGCGATAATAATAGCATCGTTTTCCTTTTCAGTTATTGCTCTAATTTCTTCTCTAGTAGCACCATCTACTCCACCATGTACGAAGAATACTTTTCTATCATCGTGCGATTCTTTGTTAATCATCTCATATAATATCTTACCATGCTTTTCAACGTATTGGAATAGTAATAGTATATTACCTTTTCGTGTTAAAGTCAAGTTTTTAATGAAATTATTTCTATGAGGATTACTTACCAGAAAATCCATCTCTTCTTGGTATGTAATTTTCTTTAAACGTTTACGTTCAGAATCTGAATATTTTAATACAAGACATTTAATCCTAAATTCGGCAAGGGTGTTGGTATCTATCAATTCTTTAGTAGAAATAACTTTCATTAATGGACCAAACAAACCCTCAAGTACAAGTTTATTTGTTTGGGTGTCATCTAACGTTCCAGTAAAACCAAACCGATATTTACAGTCAGTTAGTTTCTCCATAATTTTAGTTAAAGAGTTTGCTTTAAATAGGTGTGCCTCATCCCCAATGATTAAATCAAATTGGTCGAACCAACTCTTAGGTTGTTTGAATATAGACTGCCATGTACTGATATAGAATTTAGCATTGGGATCGTCTTTTTCTTTACCCGACATAATCAAATGGGGTTCGTGAAACTTTCCAGATGAATACTCTTTAATATCACCATCCATTTGACTGACAAGTGATACTGTAGGGACAACCAATAATGCTTTCTTACAAGGTTTCCTCAAGTAATATTTGAGTAGAGAGTAAATGATATAAGACTTACCAGAAGCAGTTGGTGATAATATCAATGCTCTATTGTTTCTAATAGCATGAGCAACTGCTCTTAACTGATAATCACGAGGTTTGAAGTTTTCTTCAGTTATATATTTCTCAAGACCGTTTAAAGGGATATCTACTGTATGGTCAATATCGTCATGTATATTTAATTTATAACTTCGTTCTTTAGCAAACCTTTTGATATGCCCAATAAGTCCCACATATATCTGCATAGAGTTTACGTTGAACAACCTTATCTTACCATCCCAGTAACGGTTCTTAAAGGCAGGCATGAATTTATATCCAGGAACGAAGAACTCAAAGTAGTCTGATAATTCCATAGCAATACCTCTATCACAATCAAACTTTAGGTACACTTCATCCTTTTTGCATATATCAATAGTTTCCATTATGCACCAGTAGTAAATTTCATCCAGTCTAAAGCACTCTTGATTTGAAAACCACGATTGTTTAAACTTTTAATTATTGAGTCAAGGTATGATACTTTCTCGTCTTGCATTGCTACTTTGATAGTAGATTCTATAAACGCATCATCTGATTCGATATATGTATTAACTTCATTCTTTAGTAACTTCTTAAAGAATTGTTGCCTACCGAGTTCTTGTAGTTCTTGATTATCAAGTTCCCCCAGATAATATTCCAATAGAAGTCGTTGCAACTTCTTATGTTCACCTTTCAATTTTATTAGTTGGATTCGTTCCCCCATATAATACTTCAGATACTTATTATGTACCATGGGAATTCTAGAACTTTCAGTTCCTAATTCAGTATCATCTATTTTTGAGTCTTTGTTCCACTCAGAAACTATCTTTTCAATGTCCATACTATATTATACTATATTACCACTTAAAAGTAAAGTTAGGCTCTATAAAATTAATTGCTCTAAAACTTTACTAACTACACGAAACGTAGTATAATAGAGGTGTTGCACCGATAATATTATATTAAGTATCTAAATAATACTACTCAATTCATATGAACGATATGTGAATGTAACATCACCAGTTAAATATTCTATATCAGGTTGACCAATATCAAATTCAACAGAAGTTAAATTAGTAGGAAATAATCCTTTAAACTTAACTTCTACATTAGGTTGATATTGAGCAGTAGTAATAATTAATGATGCATCAGAATAAGGTTCTGTTAATGCCTTTCTTTGAGAGTAATCTTCTGGATAACCTAAACCACTCATCCAATCAAATATCTCACGATAGTTTTTTAAATCCTCATCAATCTTAAACTTTAATTGTAGTTGACCAAATTCTAACTTATCTCCAGCAGTAGGTAATTTATTAAATGGAGATTGTATTGAATCTATTGCGGATAAAGATACGTCAGGAATAGACGCAGATGTACAAAAGTAATTGACGTGGGGAAGTCTTTGTATTACGAATCTAAACCCTATCGGGGATAATAAACTTTTATTGTCTGGTTGTATTGGCATATACTATATTTATAATGCGAAAAAAATCCCCCAATTAAGGGGGACTCTAAAAGTTATAACTTACCTTTTATCTTCCATAAATTCTGGATAAGCAGAAGAACCAGTCTCCCACATATCAGAACCAGCAAGTTCTTCCTCTTCACCTACTCTCAAACCGATAGTCTTTTGAAGTATGTACCAAACAACTAAACTTGTACCAAATACGAATCCGAAGATTGCACCTGTACCTATTAGTTGTCCTTCAAACGTAGCACCAGTATTTAGAATTGGTACTAACATAAGACCAATAATACCAGCAACACCGTGAACACTGATAGCACCAACTGGATCATCAATACCCCATTTCTCAAGTAACGACATTGAGATAGGAACAATCAAACCACCAATAGCACCATATAACATTGCCATCTCTGGACTAGGTGTTAATGGATCAGCAGTAATAACCACTAGTCCTGCTAATGCGCCGTTAAGTGTAACGTTTAATACAGTTTTCTTCAACCATAGTTTTGAGTAAACCATTGCTGCTAATAGTCCTGCTGCTGCAGCAGTATTAGTATTAACAAAGATTTGAGCAACTGCGTTAGCATTCTCTACACCAATAATTGATAATTGCGAACCACCATTAAAACCAAACCAACCCATCCAAAGTATCAACGTTCCTAATGCAACTTGAGTTGTACTAGAACCGTGAATAGGTTGTGCTTTACCATCAATATACTTACCCTTACGTGGACCAATTAACAAGACTGCAGCGAGTGCTGCTGCAGCACCTGCCATATGAACAATACCAGAACCAGCAAAGTCAAAGAACCCTGCTTCTGATAACCATCCACCACCCCATGACCAACTACCTTGATACGGGTAAATAAATGCAGTAAAGATACCAGCGAATGCTAAGAACGACCAGAGTTTCTTACGTTCTGCTACTGCTCCCGATACTACTGACATTGCTGTTGCTACGAACACTACTTGAAAAAAGAAATCCGACATTAATGCGTGGTCTTCTGGAGCATTCCATCCACCGTACATTAATTCGTAACCTATTCCTAGGAATGTTAAAGATGCTACACTGTATAGTGCAACGTTTTTGATTAGGATCTCAGTAACGTTCTTTGAACGAACCGACCCTGCTTCTAGCATTGTAAATCCTGCTGCCATCCACATCACGAGGACTGCGGATACGAGGAAGTACAATGTATTTAATGAATAACCATCCATTGTTTTTCTCCTTTTAGAGATTAAAAGGACTTCATTGCCTTCCCGAATACAATCCTCGTTGACTGTAATTCAAACCTATTTATAACACTGAAAAGAATGCGAAAAAAAACCCCAACCGAAGTTGAGGTTTTATCTAGGGTTTAACTAGTGATTACATTAAGTTAGTAATCTTAGTCAAACGGTAGTAGATGTTACCA